TCTAGCGTGCCTATCTATAGCAGCCATCCTTATCGGTGGTCTGCGTTACATTATTCGCCATGAAGTACCTCTAATAATTGACCGCAGTCACATCGTGTCGCGCATCGAGAAACTAGAGGAGATGGTTCTAGAATTGCTTACTAACGATAGGAGCGCGCGTGGCACAAAGAAAAACAAAAGCACAAAAAGCCGCACTACTGCGCGCTAAGGAGCTCTCAGCTAAACGCCACAAGAAAGAACCTTTGAAGCCTATTGACGTGTGGGCTGTAGCTGTTGTTGAAGCGTATGAAGCTTTAGTACGCGCTGGGTGGGATAAAGACCATGCTCGCTGGTATGTGGAAGACACCATGAGAATACCCGAATGGATTATCCCTAATCCCGACTTTACTCCCTATGAAGACGAGGAAGAAGACGATTAAGCGAATCGTAGTAATTAGCGATTTACAAATACCGTTTCATAATGTCAAACACACAAGAGCAGTTGCAAAGTTCATCAAACGTTACAAGCCTGACGACGTTTTATGCGTTGGTGATGAGCTCGATTTCCAGACCATATCACGTTGGTCTTCTGGGCGGGACGAATGGTCGGGGACTATTGGACGTGATAGAGATACTTGCCAGCAAGTTCTCCACGATTTACAAGTTACCCACATCGTCCGAAGTAATCACACAGACAGACTTTACAAATCTTTAGCATCTAGGCTCCCAGGCCTAATTGGCCTACCCGAACTCGAATACGAGAATTTCATGGGTTTCAAGGAGCTAGGCATTAAATTCCATCGTAAGCCGTATGAGATTACCCCTAACTGGATTATGGTCCACGGGGACGAGCAGAGCACCAAGCCATATGGGGGTTTAACGGCCCTAGAAGCCGCCAAGAGGCATGGTAAGTCGGTGGTCTGTGGTCATACCCATCGCCAGGGGATTTCATCGTTCTCAACGGCCTCTGGGGGCGTTTTAACGGGTATTCTGACAGGCTTTGAGGTAGGACATTTAATGGACGTAAGCAAGGCTTTTTACACGCGTGGAACGATGAACTGGCAGTCAGGCTTCGGCATCTTGTACGTAGACCGTAAAGGTGTGACGCCAGTCACAATTCCTATTGACAAGTCAGGCTCATTTGTAGTCGAAGGCAAGCGGTACGACTAGACCGTTATCGAATCGTTATACGACACGCCGACACGCCAGGTGTAAAAGTCGGCTAATGCCCGTACATTTCGTCTTAACGAAAGGGGCAACATGAAGCACAATCTAACACCAGAACAGATAACTACCATTTGCCTAGCTTTATTTGTTATAGGTCTAGGCATTTATGCAGCTGTAGAACACGTCAAAGAAAAATACTACGTTAGGGGCTATTCACATGGATACAACAGAGCAAAATGGATTTACCGCAAAAACGTTAATGGAAGAAGCGGCAGCGACGCTTGATGAGCGCGGTCTCGACTACGGCCATCCAGCCGTTAACATTAGAAGAATTGCGGACCTCTGGGCAAGTTACTTCGGTAGGGAAATCGACCCGCTGGACGTGTGTATCTGTATGGCTCTGGTCAAAATCTCCCGAATCGTGGAAACTCCTAACCGTGACTCATTCGTGGACTTGGTGTCGTACGCAGCGTTGGCAGGAGAAAGTGTCATCGGCGACTGGGACCGTTTCCGTGTCAATAACTAGAACACCACGCGGTACATGGTGCGATTATTGCCGTATGAGATGGGGCGTAAACGACATTCGTGGACAGGAACAGGCCGTGTGGTCGATAAGGTCAGAGCGTCACGGTAAGGTCATTAACCGTCATTATTGTTTCAGCTGCGCTAAAGAATGTCAGACCTGGCACGATGGGTCTATGTGGACATTCAAAGAACAGCTCGATTATGCAGAAGGGAAGTATTATTTAGATGTTCAACCTTAACGACTATGAAGACGTGGACTCTAGAATTCATAAGTTTTACGAAATATACGAAGATGGAGCCATTCACACAGAACAGGTATTACATGACGAAGAAAAGGGTATTGTTGTATTTAAGGCTATTGCTTACCGAACTTATGCTGATACTCAGCCTTCCGCTATTGGTTATGCTCGTGGTGCTCGTAAGGACCGCGGCGTGGACCGCGATTGGTTTTATGAGAATTGCGAGACTTCGGCAATTGGTAGGTGTCTCGCTAACCTGGGACTTTCAGCTAAAGGAAAGCGACCTAGTGCTACAGAAATGGCTCGCGTTAACGACGCTAAGGATAACGCTGCACCAATTCGTGTTAGAACAGAAGAACAAAAGCAATTCCTACAGACAACAAATCCTGCAGCTGAAATAGTCTGGGACACAACTATAGAACCACCAGCTGACGTTGTTGCAGTTTTCGATGATGCTGTGGATTTGATAAAGAAAGAATTGAAGGCTGAGCCAATACCTACATGTAAGCATGGGCAGATGAAGCTCAAAGAAGGCTCAGGACCTAAAGGACCGTACAGAGGTTACACATGCCCGCTACCGATGAGTCGCAAGGCCGAACAATGTAAAGCATTCTGGCAAGTTGTGGACCCTAGCGGCAGATGGTCATTCAGGCCAGAGGATGAAGGACGTCTATGACCAGCCAGAGCAGGAAGCATCGAGGGTACGCTTCTCAACGCTTAGTGGCTGACTACCTTCGCGCTAACGGATGGGACAATGCTTTACCCGTTGGCGCAGGTAGGGACGGCAGCGATATAACAGGCGTGCCAGGCTTAGACATTGAGATAAAGGCACGCACTAAGCTAGACTTATCTGGTCTTATGAGACAACTCAAGGACCGAAAACTGAATACTGGTATGGGCGTGGGCGTACTGCGTCTCAATGGCCAGGGTGAAGCGGCTATCCAGGACTGGGTGGCCGTTTTGCGTTTAGAGGACCTGGTGTACCTATTGAAAGCGTCTGGCTATGGAACCTCTGATACATAGGTGCGTGGGCTGTGGCCTATGGATATACGGTAAACGCGAAAGGTGTGAAGAATGCCAAAATTCGATTACGAATGCAGAACCTGCTGGACTACCAGCGAAATAACAATACCTATAGATAAAGTAGAGGATTACGCTTTAATCTGTGGTCAATGCAAGAACGAGATGTTTAAGATTTATGTAGCTACACCAGCTCATTTCAAAGGTACTGGATGGGGTAAAGACTAAATGTCGACAAATCAAGGCTCTGACCTGCGGTTTTGTAATGGACTTGACAAGTATGTTATGCTCAGACCGCTTGCGCGCCTGAGAGGCAGCGCACTTCGCGGACGAGCATTAGGCCGACTTATTGTCATTTTAGCGGTGCTAATGACTTATAGCTTCGCTGCGGCAGAAGAAATATCACCAGCGATAAAAGAAGATAAACAGCCATTTCACATTAAGAATGTAAAACTGTATTTGTATAACAAGCTAGACTGGGATGAGTTCCAGTGTGCTAATGAGTTAGCTATACGTGAGAGTAACTGGAGAGTAACAGCAGTAAATAGGGACTCTGGTGCGTATGGGATATTCCAGCATATGAGTAAGTATGCGCCTACGTGGGATGCGTACCAACAAATAGATAAACACATTGAATATATTGAAGCTCGTTACGATGGTTCATGGTGTAAAGCTTTGTCACACTCATTGAGGTATTCGTGGCATTAAAGACTAAGTACTACAACTGCCCTAAATGTAAATGTTATCAGGCGGTAAAGCACTGGGAGTCTGTGGGTACACAAGACGGTGAAGGTAATCTACGCATATGGGAATGGGAATGTTATAGATGCGATTACCGTAAGTGGAAATGGATATTCATGTTAGACGGCCAATCGCATAGTGACGCTTATGAGTGTTAAGCCTTATAGGTCAACAGCACACTGGAAGAAGCTACGACTACAAGTATTACGTAGAGATGCGTACACTTGTGCGTATTGTGGTGACATAGCTACTCAGGTGGACCACGTTTGGCCTAAGAGTCGTGGTGGTGAGGACACTTTGGAGAATTGTGTCGCAGCGTGTGAGCCATGTAACAGTGCTAAGCGTGCGAGGACAGACGTTTTTTTAGGTGAGACGTCTACCCCCCCTGATTTGGTCGAACGTATCTCCCCGATACGGACGAATCAGGACAAAAACGGACAAAAAGCACCAACTAAAATCAAAAAAGAGTTAGACTCACCTTTTTCCGCATTTGACTCATCGGGGGCTATGGAGAATGGCTAAGCGCAAAGGAGCTACAAAGCCGCGCTTGCAGAATGCGCCGCTTAAAGGACCAAGCCGCATTGACGAGGTTAAAAAATTCTTAGAAGGCTTGAAGGAAAACGGCGAACCTATGAGCTTACTGCCGTGGCAAGAGTACGTTCTAACTGACATGCTGAAAGTTGACAAGGATGGGCTATTTAAGCGTAAGTCGAACCTACTCCTGATAGCACGCCAGAATGGAAAGACTCATCTGGCCAGGGTCCGCATCCTGGCAGGTCTATTCGTATTCGGTGAACGTAATATCGTAGCTATGTCCTCTAATCGAAACATGGCATTAGACACGTTCAATAAAGTTGTTGATATAATTGAACAGAACGACGCGCTCATGGCGCAGATAAAACAAATCCGCGTGGCCAATGGCCAGGAATCTATAGAGCTTCTAACTGGAGCGAAATACGAGATAGTTGCGGCTACGCGTGACGGCAGTCGCGGAAAAACCGCCGATTTATTATTCATTGACGAATTACGCGAGGTATCTGAGGAAGCGTTTACAGCTGCCAAGCCAGTAACGCGTGCTCGTAAGAATTCGCAAGTCTTAATGACCTCAAATGCTGGCGATGCGTTTTCCAGCGTACTGAATACCATGAGACAGCGCGCCATAGACCATCCGCCGACCAGTTTAGGTTACTGGGAGTATTCAGCCGAAGAATTCGCGAAGATACACGACAAGGACGCGTGGTATCAGGCTAACCCAGCTCTAGGCTACTTGATAGACGAAGATACGATAGCCGAAGCTATTGCCACGTCCACAGTCGAAGCTACAAGAACAGAGGTCCTTTGTTCGTGGGTTTCGGCACTTAAATCGCCCTGGCCGTACCACGCTTTCGAGGATTTGACAGTTCAAGACTTAGTTATAGCTCCAGGACCGAAGACTATCTTCGCTATGGACATATCAGTTAACAAGCGCAACGCCAGCTTAGTCGCTGGTCAGATACGCGACGACGGCAAGATAGCAGTAGGAGTTATAGCACAATTTGAAAGCCAGGTAGCTGTGGACGAGTTACGCATGGCTGTAGAGGTGGCAGAATGGGCCAAAAAGTACCGTCCTCAGATGATTTGTTTTGACAAGTATTCCACGATGAGCGTAGCTGAAAGATTGAGCCAATCTGGCTATAGAACGCAGGACATGAGCGGGCAGGTATTTTACCAAGCGTGCGGCGACCTATATGATGCCATTGTGAACGGGCGCATAGTTCACATCGGACAAAAGTCGTTGGTGGACTCCATGAACAACTGCGCGGCTAAGGAGAATGACGCAGGATGGCGAATCGTGCGTAGAAAGTCCGCAGGTGACGTTAGTGCAGCTATTGGCCTAGCGATGGTGGTCCACCAACTACTGAAGCCACAAAGTAAGCCACAGATTATCGCGGTGTAATTGTTCTAATTGTCCGTTTTGTGTGGTATCCTATCCTGAATGGGACTATTTGA